ACAAATCCACTCACCGCCTGGATCGCCTGCGGCACGTTCGTGCTCAGCCACCGCCATAGCTCCCCCAGCATCGGGATCACGCTCGTCTGGATAAAGGCCCACACCGCTGCCAGCGCCGGCTGCAGCGTGTTCGTCCAAAACTCGCTCAGCGTCTGGATCGCCGCCGGCACCGCCACCTGCAGCCAGGTCCACAACTGCTGCAACGCCGGCAAGATCGTCCCGGACCAGGCCGCCGTCAGCGTGTCCCGGATCCCGCCCCAGTTCTCCTCCCACGCCTGGCGCACCAGCGCCACGATCGCCACCAGCGCCACGAACGCCGCCACGATCGGCGCCACCGCCGCCACCACGCTCAAGATCGCCGGGATCACCACCGCCGCGATCGCGATCCCCAGCGCCATTAGAACATCTTGTAGTTTGACGTTCTCGCTCAGCCACGCCTTCACCTGGTCAATCGTCGGCTGAACGCTTTTCAAAAATGATTGCACGCCCGTCACCAATCTGTCGAACGTCGGCTTGAGGTCCGGGAAATTATCCAGCGCGCCGCGCACCGCCTCCAGCGGGTTCCCCGTCCGCATCAGCACCTCGACGAAAATGCCGATGCTGGCCCCCACGTCGGTGAGGATCGGCGACAACTTTTTGAGGACCTCCGTCAGCCTGGGCATCAAGTTTTTGACGATCGGCGACACGGCCTGCGCCACGCCCAGCACCACCGGCAGCAGCGCCGTCCCGATGTCCGTGGAAATGTCCTTGAACGTCGCGTCCAGGATGCGCTGCGTGTTCGCCAGCCCGTCGCTCGTCCGCGCAAAGTCCCCCTGCGCCGTCTTCGTCTGCTCCAAAATAAGCGCGTACCGCGCCTGCAGCTTGGCGCTCTCCGTCAGCGGCCCCACGCCCCCCGCCTGCGCCCCGTTCAGCGCCTTTTGCTTTTTCTCGATGTCCTTCAGCGCCGCCGCGTGCTGCTTCGAGTTCGCCCCATACATTTTCAAAATGTCGCTGGCCCGCTGCTGGCTCGCCGCCAGCTCGCCCGTCGCCTTGGCCACCGCGCCGCTGTCCACGGCCACCTTCGTCAGCCCCATCGCCAGCGCCTTCGCCTCCACGGCGTCCGCTGTCAGCATCACCCCCAGGCTGCGCAGTGGCTCCGCCTCGCCGATCAGGCCGCTCCTCAGCTTCTGCAGCACGTCCGCCGTATTCAGATTATTGAAAGAGGCCAGGTCCGCCGCCAGCTTCACAATGTCCACGGACATATCCGCCGCGCTATTTTTCCCCAGCCCCATCGTCGTGAAGAGATTCCCGAACGTGCTCGTAGACTCGTACGCCGCCTGCTTCGCGATCCCGAACGCGCTCGCGCTCGTTTCCGCGAACTCGTCGATCACCGCGATCGAAGCCCCGAACACCACGTTCGCCTTGCTCACGCTCTCGTTCAGGTCCGACGCCGCCTTGATCGCCGCCGGCCCGATCGCCGCGATCGCGCCCGCCGCGGCCAGCGCCCCCGCCGCCAGGCCCGTTAGCGCCACCTTGCCCAGGTCCTGCACCCCGGCCAGCGCCCGCTCCACATGCCCGCGCACGCCCTCCAAATCCTTGTCCAGCTCGTCCAGCGTCGCCCGGATCGGGATGCTCGCGCTGCCCAGCTTCGTGTCACCTGCCATCTCTAATCCGTCCCCTTCCTATCCGTTCCTTTCCTAATCCGTTGTCCTATCCGTTCCTTTCCTAATCCGTTGTCCTATCCGTTGTCCACCTCGCAACATCCTCGCCTTCATCTCCTCGAACTCCTCCCGCCGCCTCTCGATCGGCACGACCCTCTTCGGCTTCAGCTTCGCCAGCAGCTGCGCCAGCCCCGGCAGCCGCTTCGTGCGCGTCAGCGCCGCCGTGTGCCAGGCCAGGCTCATCGTCAGCTCGCGCTCGGCCTGCAGCCTCCCGATCCCGGCCTCGATCGTCGCCACCGTCTCGCGCGGCGTCAACTCCCAAAATTCCAGCACGCCTAGACCGCACCGCAGCGCCTGCTCCAGGAGCGCGTCAAAGTCTGTCACGCGCTCGCTAATGCGCTCCTGGTCTAATCGTTTGGGGAATCGCTCGCCTCGCCGCCTGCGCCATTGCCGTTGGCGCCCGCGCCCTTGTAACTCATCACGGCGCTGATCGCCTCCACCGTCACGCGCGTCACCTCGGCGAACCCCACCTGGTCCATGATCTGGTAAGCCTCGGCCAGCGTGAACGGTTTCCCGCCTGCGTGCGCGTCCCGCCGCGCCGCCTCCAGCCCCGCCGCCAGCAGGTGCGCCACGTCGCCGATCCCAGTCCCTCCCGTCTGGAACCCCTGCAGCAGCCCGATGATGCCCTTGCCGGTCGAGCTCTCCGCCTCGGCGATCGCGCGATTCGTGAACAAGATGCGATATTCCGCTGTACCCAGCGCGCCGTCGCCATCCTCGACCTGGATGATCCCATCGCCTCGCGCGCCCACGTGCTCGCTCTTCGCTCTTCGCTCTTCGCTCTTCACTCTTCGCTCTTCGCTCATCTTACGTTCCCACCTCGATCCACTGGTCGTCAACCGTCAATCTGACGCTGACCGTCGAGGCGTCCTGGTCGGGCGCCGCCTCGCTCAGCCCGGTGACGATGGCGCTGGCTTCCTCCAGCGCCGCCCCGCTCTGCTGGCGCAGAATCATGATAGCCGTTCCATTCCGCATCGCCGCCTTGAGCGCCTGGTATGCCGTGTCCGAGGGCACGTACATCGCGTCGAACGATACCGCGCACGAATAGCGCCCGGCGATCACGCGCTTTTCACGCTGCTCCTTCGAGCTCACGTCGATCTCGTCGTTCGTCTCCTCGAACGTTGCATCGCGCTGGCTGCCCACCACCTCGTAGGTCGGCGTTAGCGTCGGCCCCGTGTTCACCAGCAAAAGGATATCCGTTCCGTTAATATAGTTCACTGTCGTCATGGCTCACACCTCCTCGATGGTGAGTTTCACTGTCACGATTCGTCCATAGGCGTCCTGCTCGTCCGCCGCGATCGGCCCCGTGCATTCCGCCCAAATCCACACAAACCCCGGGATCACCAGCGCCTGCCGGTGGAACAGCGCCCGCACCCGCTCCGCCATTGCATCGATCTCGGCCGCGCTTCCGCTCGCGTGATCGTAGCACCGCACGTCGCGCCATAGTTGTCGCCCGCGCGTTGTCTTCGTATCGAACGGCGTATCCACGATCTCCCCCGCCGAAACGATGTACGGCAGCGCCGCGTCCCCCGGCGCCGGGTCCGTTGTAAACACTGCCGGCTGGCCGTCGTACGTCGCCAGCATCCCCGCCAGCGTCGCATCCAGCGCCAACCGATCATGAATCGCAGATGTGATTGGCATGGCCTACCGCCCCGCGATAATCCGCACGATCTCCCGCGCGTTGTTAAACACCGCCGGCCGCAGGAATGGCTGCGCGCGCATCTTGCGCGTCCCCCACTCGACAAAGCGCGCGTAAAAGGCGTCGCCGCGTTTCACTCCCACGCGCCCCTCGATCACGTTTCTATACGCGGTCACGTTCACCTCAAAACCAATTTCCTTCCGCAACCGCCCGTGCCGCGTCGGCGCCTTCGACCGCGCCTGCTCTGCCACGAACTGGCACGCGCGTTCCATGTTCACCACCACCTCGCCGGCCACCGCCGCCTTCACCCGCTGCGTGTTCCAATCCTTCCACACGATCTTCTTCACTCGCTCTTCTCTCCTCGCTCCTCGCCCTTCGCCCCTCGCCCTACGTCCCCACTTCCGTCGTCTCTTCCCTCTGTATCTCCAGGCAGTCGATCTCCAGGTGATGCGCCGCCTGGCTCGGCTCGCGCACCCCCTCGATGTCCACGGAAATGCCGCCGCCCAGCACCCAATCCCCCCGCGCCACGTCGGTCCCGTGCGTCGTGTACAGCACGTGGCTGATCGCGCGCTGATCCTGTTGAGCCACTTCCCGCTCCGCGCTCGACGCCGGCCGGATGCGCCCGGCGAACGTGAGGTGCTGGACGTAGACGATCCGCCACCCGCCCTGGCCGTCGTCCACCCGGTCGCGGCGATACGACACGAACGAATTATTCAGCAATGAATCAAAAATTGCGTCACTCACCGTGTCTCCCTGTCCCCTTGTCCCTTGTTTCCTTGTTTCCTAGTACCTCACTGCGCCACATACCGGTACCGTGCCAGCATATCCTTCTCGCTCATCAGCAGCAGCCTGGCCCCGCTCGCCCCCATCGTGCCCTCGCCGGCTCCGCCGCCTGCTCCACTCCCCAGCGAAAACGAATAATCCCCCAGCTGCATGGCCGTCACGCCGGCTGCCGCCCCCACCGCCGCCGCCGCCAGCCCCGCCTGGTACGCCCTCGACGCCGCCCGCGCGCACACCGCCGCCACGTCGTCCGGGATCACGGCGTACCCGTGCGTGTAGGTCACCTGGATGATCTGCACGCCCGCCTTCCAGTCGTCG